GCGTACCGCGATCGCCTAGAGAATACCAAGCTGGTCAACAGTATGCAAGACCCGGTCAACTCCGGCAGCTACAACAGCGACACCAATGTGCTCATGGTTGGTCACCGTATGCCGAGTAATCCGGTGTACAAGGAGTTTTTCGAGAAATACCCGATGGCTCACGCTCAGCGTGTCCGGCAAACGATGGGCCACGAGCTCACACACCTGATGCAAAACGAAGAACGAGCCATCGGCGGCACCGGTCCAGAGTACATTCTTCGCGCCTTGAACGACACACCCGAGCCGGAACTGGAGCGTCACCTCACACGTGGCGGGTTTTTGCAGTCCGTAGGGGCCGGTGACAACCCGGAAAAGCTCTTCCAGATGTATGTGGACGCCGGTACAGACAAAGGAACACTGCGTCAGCTCCACAACTACATGACGGCCTTGAAAGACGGTCGCATGTCTGTCGAAGACGCCTACGAACAAGGTAAATTCCACGAAAGTTCGGCTTCCAACGTCATGAAGCGTCTTGAAAACAAGGAAAAACTCGTAGATTTGCGGAAAAGGCGTTTCCTGGAGCAAATGCCGGAAGAAATTCAGCAATCTGCTCACAAATACGGTGTTGAAAATCAGACCGGAAACAACCCGTTTGCCGTTCAACGCGACGCATACGGACTTTATCGCGCAAACGCGGGTGAAAATCAAGCTGAATCGGCCGGTCAACGTGTCGGTATGAGCATAAAGCAGCGCAGAGAAGAACCGTTCCAGTTCGAATCAGGGATACCTCTCGACTTCCTACACAATGTGCGGTAAAAATTTGTGTTGAGGTAGAGTTGGCCTTATAATGGCAAAAATCTCGCCCAACCGGAGTTACTGTGGAAACTGAAGGTCTCAACCCGCTGACACTCGGCGACACACCCGAAGAATACGTTGAAAATCCCGACGGCTCTGTCGATATTCCGACTGGCGTGGACCACACGCCTTCCGAAGACTTCTTTGAAAACCTCGCAGAAACGCTCCCAGCGGACGAATTGAACGATCTTTCGTCCGAATTGATGGAACTCATCGAAAAGGACAAGAAAAGCCGTGAAAAACGTGACAAGCAGTACGAAGAAGGTATTCGCAGAACTGGCCTCGGCGACGATGCACCGGGTGGAGCTGAATTTGAAGGTGCTAGCAAGGTCGTACATCCAGTGCTGGCCGAAGCCTGTGTGGATTTTTCCAGTCGAGCAATCAAGGAACTGTTCCCGTCCGCTGGTCCTGTAAAGTCATGGATTATCGGGGAAACAACGACCAAAAAGGCTGAAAAAGCCCAGCGTAAGACCAAGTTCATGAACTGGCAGCTCACCACCCAAATGCAGGAATACCGGGACGAGTTGGAGCAACTACTCACTCAACTCCCGATGGGTGGCTCCCAATACCAGAAATTCTGGTACGATGATCGTTTGAAACGCCCACGCTGTGAATTCGTCCCTGTCGATGAAATCTTCCTGCCTTTCGCGGCCACGAGCTTCTACACGTCTCCTCGTGTTACCCACCGGCAGCCGATCACTCGGTACGAGTTCAAACGTCGCGTCAAGTCCGGCCTGTACCGTAACATTTTCCTCGTCGACCCTCACACCCCTGACCGTTCGGCAACCTCCGAAGCCAACGACAAGATTGAAGGTCGCGAAGAAGACGGCTACAACGAGGACGGTCTCCGCGCGGTGTTGGAAATTTACACTTGGCGCGAACTTGTGGACGATGACCGTACCGAAGGCGAATATGCCCCGTACATCATCACCATCGACGAAGATACCGAAGAAGTCCTTGCCATCTACCGTAACTGGGACGAGCAGGACGCAACCTTTGAAAAGCTGGACTGGTTCGTCGAGTGGAAGTTTATACCGTGGCGCGGTGCCTACGCTATTGGCCTGCCGCACCTGATTGGCGGCTTGGCTGCGGCCCTTACCGGTGCCCTCCGCGCCCTGTTGGATTCCGCACACATCAACAACGCCCCGACCATGCTCAAGCTCAAGAGTGGTCGTATCAACGGGCAGAACACCCAAGTTGACGTCACGCAGGTCTGTGACATCGAAGGTCCGGCGGGCATCGACGACATCAAGAAGCTGGCAATGGCGATGCCGTTCAACCCGCCAAGCCCGGTTCTCCAGAGCCTGATGGCCGACCTGTACGGTCTGGCGAAGGGTGTCGTAGCTACAGCCGAAGACAAGGTCAGCCAAGTCGGCGACCGTACTCCGGTCGGTACCACGATGGCCCTCATCGAGCAGGGTTCCAACACCTACTCTGCCATCCACGCACGTCTGCACGAGTCCCAGAAGAAAGCCTTGTCTATCCTTCACCGGATCGACGCCGCCTACTTGGACGAGCAGAACTACGTCGAAGAACTTGGTGAACTCACGGTTTCCCGTGAAGACTTCCTCGGCTCCATGGACGTCATCCCGGTTTCTGACCCCACCATCTTCTCCGAAGCTCAGCGTTTCGCGCAGATGCAGGCTATCATCCAGATGTCAGCGGACCAGTCCGTACAGTGGAACAAGGTCAACGTCTACCGCCGCGCTCTCAAGCAGATGCGTATCGAGGCTATCGACGAGCTTCTACCGCCTTCCAAAGACCCGCTGACAGCTGACCTGCTGACCGAGAACAGTGAATCACTGAACGGTACCCCGCTGAAGGCGTCTATGGATCAGGACCACATGAGCCACATCAAGGGTCACCTGTCATTCGTCATGTCTCCGTTGCAGTACCACAACCCGCTGGTTCCTCCGCAGGCTCTGCTCGGTGTCCTGAACCACATCGGTGAGCATATCCAGATGCTCCAGACCAAGACGACGCTTTCCAGCACACTTGGAAGCAACGATTCCGACTTCGTGCTCGGTATGGATCAAGCACAGGCTCTTCTCATCGAGCACCTTGGTCCGGTCATGCAGCAGCTCGCTCAGATACAACCCGAGCTTCAGAAACGTGTTCCCCCGCCCCCGATGCCGCCGGAAGTTCAGGCTTCGTTGGAAATCGCCAAGATGGACACGCAGCGCAAGACCCAGCTTGACCAAGCCACGAATGCTCTCAAACAACAAGAGTTCGCAGCCAAGCAGCAGACCGAGCAAGCCAAGTTCCAAGCTGACCAAGCTGAACAGCAGTACAACCAGCAGATGGAACAGGCGCGTCAGCAGTTCACACAGTTCATGGAACAGATGCGCGTCCAACTGCAACAACAGTCCGAACAGTCTTCACAGCGTATCGAAATGATGAAGAACGAAGCGGACAATCATCAGAAACAGGTCACCGAACTTTTGAAGAACCGCGACGACAACGACACGAAGTATCGTATCGAAATGCAGAAGTTGATGGGCGACATCCACGCACAGATGAACGCTCCCAAGGAAAACACGCAAGAATCCGCAGCGCCCGACATGTCACCTCAGCTGGAAAAGCTGCAAGCAGTCCTTGACCAAATGGGCAAGCAACAGACCAACGATGCGCTATCTTCCGTAATGGAAGGGTTGAAAGCAACAATCGAGACACTCAACCGCCCGAAGACTATCGTTCGTGATGCTCAGGGCAAAGCACAAGGAATCCAATAATGTTCGAAGCCGTTTCTTCTGAATTTCTACTGCTCTCCATCTCGGGGGTCGGCACGGTTCTCTGGTATCTGCTTCGTCAAAAAGACGAGCAACAGGCAGAACAGATCAAACTCCTGTTCAAGAAGCACGACGAAGACGCGGAAGAACTGCGTAAACTTCAACTTCAGATCGCCCAACAGCACTACGTGAAAGGGGAACTGGATGTCAAATTTGACAAGCTGGAGGGCGCTTTTCGTGATGGATTCTCAGCTCTTGGCGCTAAATTTGACGAACTGGGACGAGCGCTCATGCAGCACATCCAGCAAGAAGAGTCCAAGCGATGAGCAGCCGCTCCCTTGATGACCTGACGCCTGAGTGTAAGGCGAAAGCCCTACAGTTCGTCTCGGCCTCCAAAGATCAAGGGATTGACATCCTTATCTACTGCACTTATCGCTCAGGCGAGGAACAAGATGAACTCTACGCACAAGGACGCACCAAGCCCGGTCGGATTGTTACTAAGGCTCGTGCAGGTGAATCTTTTCATAACTACCGCTGTGCTTTCGATTGGGTTCCGATGGTGGGCGGCAAGCCTCAATGGTCGGACAGCAAGCTCTACCGTAAGGCTGGTATCATCGCGGAATCTGTCGGGCTTGAGTGGGCTGGGCGTTGGACCGGCGAAATGCGCGAATCTGCACATTGTCAATACACAGGCGGACTGAGTCTCGCTCAACTGAAAGCTAAGGCAGGAGTAGCGTAATGGATCCGATCACTATCAGTAGCATCTTCGCCATCGGTGGCAAGCTCATTGACAAGCTGTTCCCTGACCCGGAACAACGGGCCAAGGCTCAGCTCGAGCTCCTGAAGATGCAGCAAGACGGCGAACTTGAAGGCGTGAAAGTGCAGCTCAGCGCGATCATCGCCGAAGCCCAGTCCCCCGATCCTTGGACCTCCCGTGCGCGGCCGAGCTTCCTGTATGTGGTCTACATACTCCTGCTGATGTCCATCCCGATGGGTATTCTCACGATCTTTAACCCGGAAGCCGCAGCCAACCTGACAACGGGTTTTAAGGCTTGGCTGGCAGCTATCCCCGATGCTATACTGACCCTGTTTGGTACGGTGATGACCGGTTACGTTATCGGCCGTTCCTGGGAAAAAACCAAGGGGATCAAATGAAATATCTGTTCTACTCGTTCCTTATTACGCTGACTATCCTGTTGGCGACGGACACTCACGCTGTCACTCCTACCGACATCCGTTTCTGCGGCGAACCGAAGCGCGACGTTAACGGCAAGATACTCCGCAGCCAAACTGTCCTACGCAACTTCCAGAAAATCTATGCCTGTCCGTCGACTGGCCTGCACACAGGCGCTTGTCCAGGCTGGGCTAAAGATCACGTGATCTCTTTGGACTGCGGTGGCTGTGATACCATCTTCAACCTTCAGTGGTTGCCAAACGATATCAAATCCTCTTCGGCAGTTCACGCCAAAGACCGCTGGGAACGGAAGATTTACTACCCCAATACTGACGTTCCGGGAACGGAAAACTGCCAATTCGAAATCGTGAAGTAAGGAGAACACAATGAACCAGCATGAAAACCAAGGTGAATCCCTGAAGCTCGTCGGTATTTCCGGCGCTATGGTGTCCAAGAACGTCCTTCTCAGCGAAGTCGCTGATGCCCACGGCGTCTGGAAGACCAGCCTCATCGGCCCACGTGAAGAAGTCCGCGAGCAATACTGCAACCTGCGCGATGAGCGTGATCGCTTCATCATGCTTGGTGATGACATGCAGGCGTCCGAAATCACTGCTCTCATGAAGACCATGGAAGAAGAAAAGTGGACCGACGACTTCTGCAACCTCGTCACCACGGTCGGCAAGAATCTGGCTCTGGACACGTTCCTCGCTGGTTCCGGTTACACGGTCACCGGTCCTTATATCTTCCTGATCAACACCAACGCCTCTACCGCCGTCATTGGCGATACGATGGCCTCCCACGCTACGTGGTTGGAAGTCGGTGGTGCTAATGCTCCGACCTATACCTCCCCGCGCAAGACGGCTGCTTGGTCTGCTGCTTCTGGTGGCTCCAAGGCTACGTCGGCCGCTGCCTCGTTCGCCATCACCTCTTCTGGTACGGTTGGCGGTTGCGGTCTGGTATTCGGTTCCGGAGCAGTCAGCACCATCGACAGCACGGCGGGCACCCTGTATTCGGCTGGCGCTTTCACTGGCGGCTCCAAGGTCGTCTCCAACGGTGACACGCTGAACGTCACCTACACCGCCTCTCTGTAAAAGGAACCATCATGGCTATCCTCAAAGGTACTGAAGTAAAGCAAGTGGTCGTCGAACCGATCGTCGGCAAGGTCGTGGAATACTGCGTTGACCAGGAAAACGGTAGTCTCCAGTACCGTGTGGAATGGGTCTGTGACGAAGGTCACATCCACTCCAAGTGGTTCAACGACGGTGAAATTGCACCGGTCTAACCATGCCGGTCTTTCGTGATCGCGTAAGGGACACAACGACAAGCGTAGGGCCGGACAACTTCACATTGTCCGGTACCGCGCCGACGGCGTTCCAAACCTTCGCTACAGCGTTTGCTGTCGGTGACATCTTCCTCGTCTGCATCGTCGACAACACGGGCGGTCAGTGGGTGACTGGCCCAGCTTACCTGACCAGCTCTACGAACCTCGTGCTCGATGCCGCCTTTGACGGTAGCTCCGGTCGCGATACGAAGGTCACATTCTCTGCTGGCAGCAAAGACGTATTCTGTACTGTCCTGTCTCATTTCGTAGAGGACATTGATACCGGAGCCATTCAGGCTCGGATCAACGGCCTCGCAATGCCTTAAAAGGAGCCTTCATGGCCGCGCCCAACAACGATCCCATCTACTCGAAGCGTGGCGCGATAACCCGTGCTGTGCTCCTGAAGACTGCCGCCAACGACTACTTCGGTGTCTCAATCTACAACAAGGAAGTGTTCGCCGCCGACTCGGTGAATGGTTCCTACCTCCAGCGACTGCGCTTCAAGCCCGTCGGTACGAACGTCGCCACGGTCGCTCGTATCTACATCAACGACGGTGATCTAGCCGAAAACTTCGGTACGGCTATCGGCGCCCCGACCGGTACTCCCTCCAGTTCCGGCGGCAGTATCCAGACCGGCACCTACTACGCACTGATCGTTGCAGTTGACGAGAAGGGTCGCCTGACCCCGATCGGCACCATCTCCACAGGTCAAGCGGTCACTGGCCCGACTGGTTCTATCAGTTGGTCGTGGACTGCGCAGGCCGGTGCAGTGTCGTACCGCATCTACGTCGGT